TGTGACAGCCCACGCCGAGGACGACGACGCTGACGGCGACTTCCAACAGGGCAAAGCCAAGTTCCGCAAGGGACAACTGGAGCCCGGTCAGTTCGAGGGTGGCCCTGCCGAGGTGGTCGGACCCGACGGTTCGTTCGCCGAGGTGCCCCGTGGCGAGAAGAAAAGCACCAAACCCCAGCTGACTCCCGGTGAGTTCGATCAAGTAGACGAAGCTGCTGAGCACACCGGACCTGATGGGGCCTACTCCGAAGATGTCCGCGACGGCGAAGGCGAACTGGGCGACTACCAGGGTGGCCCCAACCAGAAGACCAAGCGGTCTGGTGGTGTGTTCTCCGAGGAGCACGGCGAGAAGAAGAACCCCTACACGAAGACTGGATTCGGTTCCACCTACGACGAGTCTGAAGATGACGGTGAGGACGACTTCTCTGAGACTGACCTCATGGTTCAGATGCTCGACGAGTTGGAAGCACTGAAGGCGGAAAACGACCGCATCAAGCACGAGTACCGCGAGGCCAAAATCAGCGCTCGTCGCAGTCAGATCTCTTCATTCGTCGAGGCTCTCTACGAAGAGGGTCGCCTGACCGACGGTGTCATGCCCCAGAGCGAGTTGCAGAACTACTGCGAGGGTCTCGAGTTTGGCACGGTTGAGTTCAGCGAGGGTGAGACTGCCGCCACCAAACTGCTGGGTCTTCTGAGCAAGTTGCCCCCGATGGTCTCCTACGGCGAGTACGTCCCCGGTGGCACCTTCCAGTACTCCGAGCAGGACCTTGACCCCCACACTGCTGCTCTGCAGATGGTGGCGGCGTCCGAGGGCAAACTCGACTATGTTGAGGCGCTCAAGAAGACCATGTTCTCCTGAGGTGAGTTGTGGATCTCCTCTCTCTAGTTGGCATCGCCACGAAGCGGAGGGGAGACTACTTCGATCAAGCGAAGTCTCTGGCCACAAAGTACAAGACTCTGGACCGTCTCGAAGAGCAGATGGCGAAAGAGTCAAAGGCAGTGGTCAAGGGTCTTCGTGACCGTCAGATGCGATTTGAGGAGTACGAGCGGACGATGGTGGACAAAACCATAACTGCCGCTCTTGCTGCTGTCTATCTTGCCACCGAAAACCAAAACCCCAAGGCGAAGATGGAAAAAGCATGGCCCACGGTCGTCGGAGATATGCTCCCACCCCTGACAACATTCTTGAACGAGACGAAGCAAGCGATCGAGTCTGGGTCCCTGCGACAGGGCGACACGACTACCGAGTTTGCTGAGGAGGGCATGTCCAGTTGGCCAGGATTGCTCACTCGTGTCATTCGATACATCGCCAACCCTGCCTACTCTTTTTTCAATCTTGGGGACAACTACGTCAAACAAGAGCAAGGGTACAAAGAGATGCGGCGAGTACCTCTGGTCGACGCCAAAGTGTGTCCTGACTGTGTAGCATTCGGCAACGCAGGGTGGCAACCTATGGGAACCCTGCCGATGCCTGGTCGAGACTGCCAGTGCTATGACCGCTGCCGCTGTCGCATTGAGTATCGGTGAATACCTTGAGGGGGGGTAAAACCTCGCAGAAGGAACCAACACCTGATGAACTGCAAAAAACACTCAAATCACAGACATCATATCAATCCCCGGTACAAGGGGGGCGGAGACGAGGATTCAAATCTTGCCAACATCTCCGACACTTGTCATACTATGTGGCACTGGACCGAGTGGCAAAGAACTGGGGAAGTGCAACACCTGTGGGCTTACAACTGCTTGAAAAGCAGACTAACTGGACAAAATCAATCTCAAGTCATGAGACTGATGTGGAGCATACCAGAGTTCAAACTTTTTATGTTGGAACGCAGAGAAGACTACACTGCTTGGGCTAAAGAGAACGGCATTTATTCTCTGATTGGCGCCAAGGGCGGAAGTGTTAACGCCAAAGCCTCCAGAAAAGTGGCAATGATGAACAACCTTCCTTATCGGCAACGTCAACTCTGCACCCAAAATAGTCCGAACCTCGCCCCTCTACTGGACAGGTGGTTGACCTTCGAGTACAAGAATGGGTCTCGGATGACCTTCAAGTTCGATTACAACACCCGCGTAATCACACAAAAACTGTCACTGATCTCGGGTAAAAAGTGCTCAGCTGGACGGTGGACCTCTCTGTTCACCAGCGGTGTCACTGTTGCAGGTTGGACACTCGTGTCAGTATCTCTCTGATTCTCAACTCGGTACAAAACAAGTCCGAGAGTAAACCAAACTATTGAAGTCCACTCTAAAGGATAAAATCATGAGTTCAAATTCTGCTCCAATTTATGGCCGGCAATATGTTAGGTACAGTGAGACCTTCGAAGCCCCCGCAGACAACCAAGACGGCGACGTCGGTGTTGTGGAAGTGGGCGAGCTTCGCGCTGTCGCCTACGCCAAATTCGCTGGTCAGAACTACGCCGCTGCCCCCGACGCTTTCACTGCCCCCGCTGGCGTGAACAAGATCGTCGGTGTCAACCAGGCCTACATGCCCACCGCCCTGGCTCAGCCCTACACCGCTCGCCAGCTGACTGTCGCCACCAGCGGCCTGCTTCTGCTCGAAGTGGACCCCACCGACCTGTTCGTGGCTCCCGCTGACCTCGACACTCAGCTCAAGATCAACGAACTCGGCCAAGCTGCCAAGGGCGGCGTGGCTGTGACCCTCGACGGCACCACCCCGCTGATTCGCGAGATCATCAGCATCGGTGGTCGCGCCCTCGTGCTGGTTGCGTTCAACTGATTGATCGCCTTGCTCGCCTCTTGGCTGCCTGTTCTCAGGCGTAAGACCAAGGGGCTGCTCGGCAGCCTTTGAAGACGTTTAACTCCGGAGACTCCTCCCCATGATGAACCTTAGCCAGACATACGCTGGCGTTGACCCGATTTTGACGACACTGGCGCAGGGCTTCATGCTCCCTGCCACCAACATCGCCAACTTCATCGCGCCCGTTGTCGACACCCCCACCCGTGCTGGCCGCATTCTGCGTTTCGGCAAAGAGCAATTCGCCATCAACGACTTCCGTCGTGCTTATGGCACCAACATCCCCTACGTCCAGAGCCGCTTTGACTCGGAGCCTTATGCTCTTGAGCAAGAAGTGGTTGCGTGGGAACTGCCCGAAGAAACCATCGAGAACGCTGGCGAAGGCCCCGCCCAGGTTGACCTGCGTGCGATTGAAACTCGCAACGCCATGTCCCGCTTGATGAATGCTTACGAGTACACCGTCTCGCAAGCCATCACCGTGACCGCCGGTTACAACCCCTACGAGCCCACCGCTGGCGCTGGCACTCAGACCGGCCTCGGTTTCATTGACTGGGCTGCCTTCAAGACTGCCTACGGTTCGGCTGCCAGCCCCGCTGCCTGGTCTGCCCTGACCTCCAACCCGATCCAAGACGTTCTGTCTCTGAAGCGTGCCGTCGCTAACCAGATCGGCATCCGCCCCAACTCGATGGTGGTTGGCACCGCCGTTTTTGACGAACTGCTGACCAACAGCGCGATCCTTGAGCGCATCAAGTACACCACCGCTGACAGCATCGACACCGACATGCTCGCTCGCTACTTCGGTCTCGAGCGTGGTCTGCGTGTTGCCGAAGGTCGTTATCTGGCCGAGTCCGGTGAACTGCTGCCCGTGTTCCCTGAGAATGGCCTCCTGCTGTTCTACAGCCCGAACGGCCCCAGCGACTCCGTGATGCCTGCTGGTGGCGCCAACGCTGCCACCCCTGCGTTCGCTTACACCTACCAGCTGACCGGCACCCCTGCCGTGCGTCCTGAGTACTATGTGCGTGAGCGTCGTGTGGTTCGTGCTGAGATCACCGTCGAGCGTGTGGTCAACCTGGTCGGCCTCGGTGCCACCAACCTGATCGGTTCCGGAGCGATGGTTACGAACATCCTGGGCGTTTGAGCCCTTTACTCGGAGGTTCTTACCATGGCTATTCTGCGCCCTTTAACTAAGAGCCAGTACGAGGTGTCGTTCACCGCACTGAACGGTCCCACCTTTACTGCTGTCTTCACCAAATTCGGAGGAATCAAGGATTCCTCAGATAGCAGCGACTACGCTAACGGAACAGGGAACCGCATTTTCCACGTTGTTGGCCCCCGCAAGGCGGACAATGTTGATCTGTCTGCTCCCTACGATCCTACCATCTTCAAGGCACTGGAGACCTTCTGGCTGGAGTACAACTGCAACCCCATCACCATCACAGTCACCCCTCGTGATTGCAGTGGTCGGGGTTCTGCTCCTGCTGGCGGTGCTTACATTTGCTACGAGTGCCAGTTCGTATCGATCAACACTGCCGATGTGGATCGAGAAAGCGGAAACGTGCAGGAGATTCAAGTTACGTTTAATGTTAACTATTGGGAGCGCACCTGACCTTTGCGTCAGGGTTTACTTCTTCTCTCAACCTGCTATACTGACCTCAGAGTTACCCTCTGGGGTCTTTTTGTATGCGTGTTCTGCCTCTTTCCGCTAAGGCGAAGAACCGTCTGACAAATACCATGGGCAACAACCCTGCGGTCAGAGTGGAGCAGAGACTCGTAGACAAGGTGTTTGTTGTTTCTGGCAACGGCAAGTACTGCACCTGGATCAACCTTCGGAGCGACCCGCACTGGGAGTTGGTGCTGAGCGATTGAAACTAAGGGT